TGGCCCTGATGGTATTCGCCCAATCGCTGGTACTGATAAGATTGGTGATGTTCAGCTAGAAACAATATCCAAAAGAATACAGAGTTTAATCAGAGACAATATAGATACTTTTACCCTTGATAAATTTTCATCAGTAGTGATTAGAAGTAAGTCACAGTTCCGTTACTTTTTTGATGCAGATGATGGCTCTGGTATTTTAGGTGGTCTGAGAGAAACTCAAGGGAAGATGGGTTTTGAGTTCTCTACCCTTCTTGGTTTCAATGTAACGTGCGCTGATAGTGGTTACATAGGAAAGACTGAGTTCGTACTTCACGGTGATGCTGCTGGCAGAGTGTTTGATCACGACTCAGGTGAGTCTCAAAATGGTACAGAAGTTGTCTCTGTTTTCCAGACCCCATACAT